TTCAAAAGCTCTGTCCGAGTTTTCTACATCATAAAGAGGTTCATGTTCATTATTGACCTCTCCATACTCCATTCCAAATACGGCGTTAAGACCGGGAAGGAGTTCTTTGCTAATACTAGCTCTATTAATAGCCATAATAAATCCTCCCTATTAAGCCGTAGATGCCGTGGCCGTTACAAAACGATCACGGTGATGGTTGAGCCATACTTCTACAATCGGATAAGCATCCGAATCCTTTTCATCAGGATACTTAGCTTTACCAATAACACGTACAGCAGCAGCGGCTTCCGTACCAGACGCACCATCAAGGTAGTAACTGGACTGACCTGTGGTTGTGCTGCCGGAAGAAGCCGTGGAGCTTACGGTTACATTGTAGTTTTTGACAATAGCCAACTCTCCCGCCGAAAGCGACAAAGAAGCCTGAATGTAATACGTCTGATCGGGATCAGTGATTACAAAGAATTTAATGTCCGTGGCTGACACTCCACCCGGCCAATACCGGGAGAATTTCTGCTCGCCATTTTCGACATACTGACAACCCATGAACACACCAGAGGGCTTGAGCGTTGCAGCGATATACGGAGAAATCGTTGCAAAGTTCGCACCGGGAAGCACAACCGGATCGCCGGTAAAGATGCTATTGGTGGGCGACTGAGCCTGACCCGTTGAGGTCAGAGTAATCATGTCGGTGACGGCTTCGTTATTGTAGCCACCACTTTTCTTGCGAGCAGGAATGAAACCACGAAATGCTTTAGTAGTAGACATGTTTCATCTCCTTAGTTATAGGGAATCTAGTCCTGAAAGGACGGTTGTCTTCCCCGTGTTGTTACAGAACGACTCGTATTAGAAATCGGCATACGAGAGTCAGAGCTTTTCATCAACTGTGCATTAACTGCATCCATCTGATCATTAGCCTTACCCTCATAAAATTTTCTACGAGCGTTCACTTTTCCGGCTGGCATTTTAACCAAAGCTACATCACCTCGACACACAGAGCCTTGATACCTGCCTTCATCCCTCACGAAGGATGTTAGAGCCATTTCAGGAACTTCATCTGGAGTTACAAACACCCATCCTGCCTGTAGTTTCTTACCGACATTGCTGATGTCATCTTTGCCCTGAAGGGAGATTCGTATCCAACGTAATGCCATACCTTCATTATCAAAACGTGCTTGCACATTTTCTGGAATGGTAAGGGCATTGGGTTCTTCAAAGGTCCAATTGTCTTCTCTAGTATTCTGTTCTCTCATGTTCTCACTACGTGATTCATTTCGTGTCATATTCTTTCCTCCACGCTTACATATTTATATTAGTATATTCGCCATCAGCCGANNGCGGCATACTTTTCAAGTGGGATACCCCATTTATTAGCCAATCTCACGTCTTCTTTTGAGAGCTTGACTTTTTTGTTTGAGGACGGAGACGAGCGTGAAGCCCCCGACACCACTTGAGCAGGTTGTGACGTGCCTGAGTTAGTTTGTTTCTCAGTTTCCTGCACACGATCTTTACTTTGACCAAAGGACTTTTCAATCCTGCGATCAATTTCTTCATAAAATTCTTCATCATTGGGATCATATCCTTCTCCCTTTAGCTCTGCATCTATTGCAAGAGCGGCTGCTGTTTTAACTGTATCCTGACCAAACCACTCATTACGCTCTGCCCACTCATTTGCTTTGGGATCAAAGACTGGTGCTGGTGCTAGTGCGGCTTCTTTTTGTTCTTCTTTAGAAGACTTTTCTATTCGCTGTGCTATATTAACTTTATAACCCTGAACAGTTTTAAGATCGGATTGAGCAGCATTTAAAATTTCTTGAGCCGCAAGAACTTTCTCTTTGTCTCCTTCGTCAAAAGCCTGAAGATATGCCTGTCTAGCAAGTTCAATATTTTGATTTAATTGTTTTTCACTAGAACCTACACTACGAGAAGCAATATTATGTACTTCTTGTTCTTTCTTATTTATGTTTTCTTTTAGTTCTTCATTCTGACGTAGCAGTTCATTAATCTGTTCTTCTCGTTCTTTACGCTGTCTAACTAATTGTCTAATTCTTTTTTCAGCGCCCTTAGTTTCAATACCTTCAAGTTCTTTAGGTTCTTCGGCTACAGCTTCTTGTTGTTCCTCTACAACCTCTTCTTCAACTTTAACAGGTTCATTTTCTTCTTCTTCAATCTCAAAAGCTACTTGTGTACTTTCTTCATTACCTTCAGAAACTTCAACAGTTCCCCAACCATCATTATCGTTACTCATTATATTCTCCGTTGTTTACGAAACAAACGATTTACGTTTATTCTATTATATCACATTATAGTGATTTTCCCAAATTAGTTAGAACCTTTTCCTAAATTAAAAGTTGGGTCAAGGTCTTTAGCATCTTCTACTTTCATAATAATCTGATCATCAAAGAGAAGAATAAGCCTGATACCCTTATAAAATAACTTGGTTCCTGCATGTTTACCATAGCATACATAGTCACCTACATTGCACCATGCTCCTGCTGGGAATTTTTCTTTATCCATATATGCCAAATTTCCTAACGCTAAAACCTGTGCGACAGTGGTGAGATAAGACATATCTTCTTTAGTAGAATCTGGTAAAAGAATACCACCCTTGGTTACACTCTTAACTGTAACTGGTCTTACCAAGACATGAAATCCCGGTAGGGTGGGTAGTGGGCTGGGATCGGGGGCGTCATCCTCAGTAATCCACATATCGTTTTTTAGTGCGCCGCCTAAACCTACTTGTTGCATCTCTAGTTTTCGTCCTCCATATATATTCGTTTTTTTACAAGGTCTGTTAAATTATCTCTTGCCCATTCTAGGCTGGAGATAGAACCAACAATCTGTCGATAGTGTGAGTAATCTTCAGCAGAACCATTACCCAGTGTTAGTCTTAGATTGTTAATTTCTTTATTATACTCTTTTATTACTTCGTCCCAAATTTCCATACCTAGATGTACATAGTACTCTTGCGGCTAGGTTTGATTGGCTCTGGGGTTTCCCATGTTTCTTTGGGCCACTCATTAAGAGAACTACGTGTGGTGCGTCCACCCGTAATACCTTCAGCATAGGGATCGCCAAAGCTCTTTCCAGTATCCTTTACGTGTTCAGGATATCCTTTACCTTTCTTCATCATTAGTCATCTCCTTCATTTGTTCACTGGCTAATTGTACTAGATTTTCTAGTGCAGCCATATCCATTTCTTTATCATCGTCCATTTGTTTTTTTAACATTTCTGATATAGTTCTTGCAAGCTCTCTTTCGTTTACGCTTTCAATTTTAGCTTGCTCAATTTGAATTTTAGTTTGAAGTTCAGCTTCTTTAATAGCTTCTTTAGATTCTCTGTTAAGCTCACTCTGTTCTTCTTTGGACTTGGCAGTTGCAGAAGCTTTAAGCATTTCAATAATCTGTGCAGTTTCTTTCATCTCAAGTTCTTTGTTTTTAATCTCAAGTTCTGCTGCATCTGTTACTGTATCAGACTGAAGCTTCTGTTTTTCAAGCTCAACCTTGGCCTGTTCAAGCGCAACAAGTTGCTGTTCAGGAGACTGTGCCTGACCCATTGCTTGATTAGCATTAAGAACCTGCTGCGCTGCTTCAGCCATTGCCATTTCAACAATAGCAGGATTATTAGCCTGATCAGGAGCCTGTTGCATAAGTTTTTCGGAAATACCAACCATCTGTTCCTGATACTTCATTACAGAATGTTCCTGAATATTAGCCTGAAGTATTGGAGCAATACGCTGCATAATAGGATTAGCACCATTGTTAGGGTCTTGAAGATAAGCCATCTTTACCTGTATATGTGCATCATGGTTCTGACCGGGGAACGCTCCAATTGGAATACCTTTGGTAGAAGCCATGATATCAGATACCGGATCAAGCGGTTGAGGCTCAATCTTTGGTGGGAGTATCTCATCTAGATTTGGCATGTTCGAAGCATTAAGAATAGTTCTGTTCAGGGCTTCCAGATTAAACATACCGGGAGGAGACTGCTGCGCCATTTGCAGAGCCATGTTCGCCATCATCATACGATGTGCGTTGCTGGGGATGTTAGGATCACTGACCGGAATAATATCTATGCGTCCATCAAAGTCTGATTTGAAAATACTACGATCTTCATAGGGAACATCATATGGATATTCTTCTGGAAGATAGTCATAGTTAATACGAGCAAGAATACGAAACTCATCCTTCTGAGATTTGTGTACTCGTTTATGAATTGCTGTGAAGAACTTGCTACTTGCCTCAAGCAGTGCCATAGTGGTGCCAACGGGTCCATAGGAGGCAGCATCGGAGATAACCTGCTCCGTGCTGTCTGCAAACTTCTGTCCAGCAGTAGCTACAAAATTCAACATCTGGAATAGAGTAGAGGAAGGCTCTTTGTAGGGAAGGGGAATAATAGCCTTTGACAAATCTATACCAGTTGCTTCAACCTCCTTGAACTCGCCGGGAGCAATAGGAGAGTTGTCACCAACCATCCTCACTCCTTTGGCCTTAAATCCTCCCGGTAGATTTGCAAACTGCCCTGCATCTATCAGCGAACGCATTGCCGCAGTGGCACTCATAGTTAAATTACCAAGGAAGTGTATAAGACCAAGACCGTAGAAACCAAAACCCGGTACAAACCTGTAATGAACAAAGTGATTTACTTTTTCTTTGTTTGGATCATCTTGTTTATAGTTTCTACGAATGCTTAGTATCTGTCTAGACTGTTGCTCAACAGTTACAATGTATGGGAGAGGAATATCTTCCTCCTCAATATCAAGATAGCAGTGCTGTTCCAGCAGCACATACTGAGGATCATTATCTGATGTAGGAGACAATCCAATAATTGTATCCATTTTTTCACTGAAGGGAGTGCTTGGATATTCAGAAGGAGAACTTAATTCAACATCTTCATAGACACCAGCTTTAATATCTCTTTTCAATTCAACAGGGCTGCGATAAATAACATGTGTATATCTGTCTGCATTTGAAAGATCAGTAGCATAATAAGAAATATAAAACTGATCAATAGGAATAAACTCTGACTTGGGACGCTTCACGGTGGCATCATAGTACAGCTTTTTAAATGCAGAACCAATCAAGGGGAGGTGAAACAGCATTCTTTCAAACTCATCAAAGTATTCGGGCATCTGCTCCGTTACCTGATAGTTCATAAAGTTCTGAACTCTGTTAGCCTGTAGTTCTTTTTCTTGTGTAGACTTGCCAAGTATCTGTGATTTGATAGGACCATTAGCAGGAAACAACTCACCAGAAGCTTTGGATTGAAACTTAACAGCAGACTCAATCAAGAGTGGATGCACAGCAGTACACGCTCCCTCAAAAGGTTCTGAACCTTGTTCAAGCTTTAGACCCAGAAGATCAAAGCCTCGTTCAAACATAGACTCCCACTCAGCACGAGAATCTTTATCAGCCTCAAAGTTTTCAATTACAGTAGCTGCAATATCTGTAAGCTCATCCTCATCCATATCTTCTGTCATATTGCCATACCATTCAGCAATATCCTCAGAAGCTGCCATCTCTACATTTTCAGAAAAGTCTACAATAACACCACCATCTTCAGCTACCTCAAAGGTAGCATCAATATCCTCAACTTCAGGACCAAGAGGAACTACATTTGTTTCTTGTTCAGGTATACGATCAAAGGGATTACGTTCTGTTGCCATTATGCGATTCCTAACATTCTGTTAGCTTCATCTTCACTCATACCATATAGGTTCATTAAAGTCTGTGTTCTGTTTTGGGATGTAGCGGTTGATGTATTAAAACTACCGGGAAAAAAGTTTTCAGTTTCTAGAGGGGAAAATTGATCATCTATTGTTGAGGGAGGTGCTGCTCGTCCCGGCTGTCTTTGTCTTATAAGTTTTACACCTTCTGGAGTTGTGGCTCTATCAATGTATTCCTGAGTTTTCGCAGGGTCAAGTCCTTTAAAAAACGACCCCGGCTGTAGTTGTCCTTGTACTGCAAAGGCAGGATCAGCCAGACCCATTGAGGGGTCAACAGGAATACCACTTAGTACTTCTGCTCTTTCTGCTTCTTCTAAACCAGCCAATGCATTTGTATAGTTTTCAAAAGTATCAGAGGGAAGACCACTGAACGGACTTCCTGTATAACTAACTCCAGACCTACCTGCTAAATTAGGATCAGCCATTCCCATTGCAGGATTATAGGTAGCCTCTTCTTCTGGAGAAAAGAAATCAAAAATACTATTAACACTATCATCTACAAAACTACCAAAATTAGTAGCGGCTGTATTAAAAGCTTCGCTAATAGGATTAGCAATTTCATCATAGGTATTATTTACTTTACTTACAATTCCAGTGTTCGGCACTACATTTCCTTGTGAATCTTTTTCTAAAGATACCTGTTCAATTCCATCAAGCAGAGTATCAAAAATACCAGTATTAGGAGTTCCACTAAATGCCATCTTTTCGCCCATTGAGACAGCACTTAAAGGACCACCACCAAGAGCCAATTTGGCAAACATCTCCAGTCCCTGTAAGACTCCTCTTTCTCTTTGATCTTCATTAGATGCGGCTTGAGGACCAATAGCAGTATTGGGAGAATATCCTAGCATTCCTAAATCTACAGCACTGATTGTACCAAATGATCCTATTTTATTAAAAGCTGCCATAGCTTCCATTGCTGTCATATCTGGATTTTCTAAAGCAAACTGATTAAACAGAGATATCTTAGACGAACGCTCACTTGTATCTGCACCAGTTATTGTACTAGGATCATACTGATCTCTTGTTACAGATTGGTTTTCCGCACCTGTTCGTGCCTCAAATTCACCACGATACCCTGTGCCAAAAGTTTTATACCCAGCTCTTTCAAGTGCATTCATTGGTGTATAGTCTTGATAGTAGTCAGCCAGTAAACCTTTATCAAGTTGTGTCTGAATAGTCTCCATTAATCCTGTGTTTTTTTCTTCTGCTGCTTCTATGCCAACTTCTTTTAACATATCTAAATAATTAGCACCAAGTTCCCGTGCTGTGTTTCTATTAATTAAACTATCTAATTTAGGTAACACGTCAATAACAGGGTCTGCTAGTGCATAAGTAGATGGTATTTTTATAGGAATAATAGGCTTACGATATTTTTTACGTGGATACCCATAAGGATCAAACCCATAATCAGGATCATCTTCGATGCTCAACGGGTCTAGAAAACCAAACTGAGAATAAGCTTGTGCAAGTTGGTTGGCATACTCTTGTGTAGCAGCATCTTCTGCGGCAGCAGCGGCGGCGGCAGCAGCGGCGGCAGCAGCAGCGGCTGAGGCTTCTTGGGCCGGTGCTGAGAAACCTATATCATAACCAGCTTCTTTTTCTCCACCGGGGTCGTTATCGGGACCGCCTAATTCATTATTTCCCGGTCCTATTCCTGAATCCCTAGAGTCTGCATCATCAGTGCTTTCAGGGCCATCAGGGCCTTCGCTCTCACCCTCACCAAAACAAAAATGTTTTAGCTCATAGGGGTTCAGACCTAGAAACTCTAAGTTATCATAAATATTATATCTAGATTTTTTATACCCAGTTAACATGATGTAATACCTTCTTCCCCTTTTTAGTTCTAAAGAATTTTATTTTTCCTTTAACACCTAGATGTCTAGGAACTTTCTTTAGTTCTTTAATTCCCTCTGTAATACCGCCCATAGGACAGACAATATCCATAATCCATGGTACGTGTCCACTGTTCCAATCTTGTACTGCAATGTCTCTTGTTGAGAACTCTCTAGCATTTGATGCTTCTTGATTCATAAATGCCCATGAAGCATAAAACAACGGAACCTTTTCATTTGAAATAAAAATATATTGTTTAAGTTTTACTGGTGGTAGTATTCTATTTATTATATCTACAGTAGTCCACTTTTTATGTACTTCTGATAAACTTAATGTATATATTATTTTTTCTAGTTCAGTCACTACCGAATACCTTTTGCGTGTTCTTCTCCTAACTCTTCACCATTCCAACTATTTGCAATAGATTCTCCAGCTTTACCGCTTAACCATTTCTGTATAGAAAAGAAACACGCACCATTAGGGCCAGACTCTGCACCATGTACTGTATTAGGTTTTAATCTTATCTTATGCATGTAAGCAGAAGCCTTACCATTCTTTTCTAGATAGTGTCCTTCCTTCTTACTTAGAACTTCTTTACCCTTATATCGAAAATTTGTTCCATATAGATAAACAACATAACTATCTACATCAGGATGGTTATGATCATAAGTTACAGTGTCAGGCTGCATATAAATTAATTCAACCTGATATGCACCATGTCTAAATAAAGTACAGGCAGTATGTCCCTCAATAAACAAAAGCGGATTATCAAAAGGAACTTGAAACTTATTAGGACACTTTTCAAAATACCATCGCATAAAACCAGTTAGATCATCGTTAAACTCATAACCAAGATCATCTTTAATATAAGCAGATGGAAATAGTTTTATCTCTGGGGCCGTCTTTTTATATAATGCAGAAATAAGAACATCTAACTTCTTATCTAGCTCATTTACTTTTTTTTCTAAATCAATCATCCTATTATTATAGCATACTTTTTCTGTTTTCCCAAATCATACATTCCAGTATGTAGCTACTTTCTCTCTGGGTTCATCATCATACTCAGGATCGTCAGGATGTGATAGGTGCCATGAGTCTTTCATGTAGTGTACTGCCATTGTCAGGGCATCCACTTGGTCATCATGCGCCGCATTGGGGAACCGTATAAGTTCTTCAATAAGGTCGTCTGCCCACTTCTTACCCTTGGGTATCCATAGGCGACCAGCTTCCATGATAGGAGTTGCTGCATAAACTCTGGATACCTTATCCCTGTCAGGCAGGTATTCCATTACTGGTAGGCCACTCCTACGCATATCCTGTATAAGAGATTGACCGGACGCCTTCTTTTCTACCATGCAGACATCAGGTTTATGTTCATTGTAGAGTTTCTGCGCCAGCCGTCTAAGTTCTGGATATTCAAAACGTCCCTTGATGTTGCCAAGAAGTATCAGGTGTGAGGCAAAGTCTTCGTATCCCTCATCGTTTTGATTATACATGTGGAAGATACCCCATGTTTGTATTACGCTGTAGTCAGCAGTATTGGATGTGGAGAAGGCAGTATCAAATGTCTGGACAACAAAGTCACATGTGGGTGGATCAGGATTTTCCCAGTTCTTTAGCCAGCGTTTTTTTATTATCCCACCCTCTTCAGGTGTAGGGTCTTGCATGTAGAGAGCGTTCCAGTACCGGCTACCATTACTTGCCTTGATCTCATTCTCATCTACTCTTAGTACTTCATCTGGCTTCCACTGTGGAAAGTAGCTGCCACCCACAGGAAGGTCAAGCATTTCTGCTGCATCCTCATCTAACCATGCAGGTATCTTCACCACCTCCCATGGTATAGTTTCATAGTCGGACATATCTTCCTGTTGTTTTAGTAGCCAGCCGCAGAGATCATCATAGTGATACCTTGTATTGATTATGACAATGGCACCATTGGGCATGATGCGTGTTCTGAGTCCCGCAGGATACCACTCTTTAATGAACCTTCTACCTGCACTGGAGATCGCATCTTCTTCAGACATGGCATCATCAAGTATAGCTACATGTGCGCCACGCCCTGCAATCTGTGATCTTACCCCGGCAGCATAGTAAGTACCATTCTGATTTGTCTTCCACTTACCAGCAGCCCTAACATCACTTCTAAGTGCGACACCCTTGAATACCTTTGAGAACTCATCGGTGTTTACCAAGTCCCTGACTGATCGGCCAAAGTCACTTGCCAGTTGGTCACTATGAGATATGGTAAGAAGTTCATGTTCAGGGTTTCTGCCTATGTACCATGCCGGAAACAACTTAGAACAGATGACAGACTTACTTGAACGTGGTGGAAGAAAGACCATCAGTCTTTTTATTTCCCCACTTTCTATTTGTTGAAGCTTATCTGATATAACTTCAATGTGGCGACCCATCTTAAAGCCAGACACAATAGAGGGTGCCATCAGTCTGACAAAAGAAAGGAAGTCTGTATTACATTGTTCATTAACTTGTTCAGACAACAAGCCTTTAAGATTAATGTACGACTCTATATAGTTACTATCTAAATACTCCATAGTAATATTATACACTATACTTTAGAGTTCTACAATAGAGATATTAATAAAATAATAAAATAATACTAATAAGGAACTAATTAGTACCGCTTTGTTGTATTTATGTCACACTTATGGATACCTTTTTTTTATTGATGACAAGTCCGAGTATTTTTCTAAATATATGAGAGTGGTGTTATATATATATAATGGGCGGCGCAGTTTTTTCCCCCACCCCCCATTGTGCGCCTATTTATAAGGACTAGCCAAACCATAGGGATACCTTATAGTACCATTTCGGTCCTATTTGATGAGGATGCCGGGATATATGGTCCCGCCTATCTCTATCATGGCAATATATGAGACCTATCCCGCAGTTTCCCTAGTGTTACATTATAACATTATGAGTATATCCCATATTCCATGATGACGGCCATGACGATGCAGGATATCATGACGATATATGGGACGGTCCCAGAAAATTCGCTATAATTTATGCAATGATTTCAATCGTTTATAAATTAATTTCATTTTATTGCATTTTTAATTTGACTGGGTTTCCTATCTGTGACCATATGATCAGGCCAAGACGGCATAACACTTTTGAAAGGTTCTAACATGTCCTACACAACGAACTATAACGAGATATCAGACAGCGAGCGACAAGCCGTAATCGATTGTCTTGAATGGCTTGGTGCTGATAGGTTCAAGAAATTAGTTTCAAAAATGAAGGTTCACAATGACGCTACCGTTCTCTATATCATTATTGACTTTTTTGGGATTAAAGGTTATCCCGCTATGGCAATGATCAACCGTTACACAAACGCCTAACAATAAATTCAAAATCAGAGGAAATACACCATGTCTTATCAAGAAACCGTTGAAACCGTGAATGCGGCCCTTGTCGATGCTTCCAATGCCGACGCCATGCAATGCCGCAAACTGGTCACAGAAGTATATCTTCAAGCCGCTGATATCCTTATGAATGAAACAGGCGGAACATGGCCGGAAAAGTCAATCACTGTGAAAATGATAAACGGCTCGCAAGTTCTACAGGATATGTTCGTAATGCTCACCCCTGCGGATCGTTCTGAGCATATCAGGGATATCAAATACACCTATCAGAACTATGATGCGGTCATTACCGAGGGAGAAACGAACGGATGGCGCAAAATGGATGCAATGCGGAAGGCCATTGCAAAGGCTCAGAAAGCCGCCGAAGAGCCTACCGAAGAGC